GCCGCCAAAAGCTGGCGTCCATTTGCGCTCCAGTCCTGCCGATATCTTCGTAGAACTGAGCGCCGCGCGGCATCAGGTAGCTTCCCACTTCACCCAGCAGTTTTTCAGCCATGTCATTTAGCCTGCGTGCGTCTTTGTGCAGGGCTAGCGCTTTGTCGCGCGCTTCGATCAGGTCTACCAGCGTCACTGGCAGGCTGAGTTGAGTCCATGGGTTAGCGGTCATAATTGCCCCTACTCTTCTTGGTCCATCCTGGCTGCATGACGCGCGCCCGCCGCTTCAAGCTTCCGCGCCACGTTTTCAGTTATCGAGAAAACGTGGCGCGGGGTTTTTAGTGCTGCCGCCGATTCGCTTTCAGGCATGGCGGCCAGGTTCAGCAGTATCGTGCTCTGGCATTCGGCCTGCGTGGTGTAGCCGCCTCGGCGCATCAGTTCGGCCAATGCTGCGACGGTGCCGGGGTAAACCGTTAGGCGTAAATCCTCTGCACCTGCGGCCTGTTTTTTCGCTGCTGACTTTGCGCTGCGCTCTTGGCTGGTCTGCGCCATGTCAGCCAACCTTTTTAAATCGAGCGCGGGCCATGGCTAGCTCGCCATTGATGCGCTCAATCTCGCCGCCCAGGTTGGCAAGGGTCAGCTCGGCGCGCTTACGGTCGGCCTTCGTCCATTCGCTCGCGCTCTTTTCGAGCAGGGCTGGGTAGCTGGCGAGGTGGAGAAGGTGCGCGTGAAGCATAGCGGTGGTCATAAACATGGATTTGCTCGCAATAAAAAGGGCGCTGAGTGCGCCCTGGGGTTAGTGGTTATGCGGCTGACTGGAAGGTGAGCCGGCGATGTATCGCCCTGGTGCGCTCAATGTCACCCGCGCAGTAGCGAGCAACGTCAGCAATACGCCCGTCCTTTACGAAGCCCCACACCATGCTGCCGTCAATTTCTTCCTCAATCTCGCTGCCCTTGCCCGCCACACCAAAGGCGCGACACAGTTTGTCCAGGCTCACCCGGTTGCGCACGCCAGCCCAGGCGGTCATGGTGTCAAACACTGACTTATCCCAAGGCTTCGCGTCGAACGGGATGCAGGCGGGCGGGCGAATACCCAGCATCACAGCGCGCTGGAAGATGAAGCGCAGGTCGAAGTCGAGGACGTTATGCCCAATGAATACCGGCGCGGCATTTGAGCGTGTGCCGCCTGCAAGCTGGCGACCTGCCGTATTCACGACCTCAAAGAAGTCAGCGAGCATTGCGCGCTCTGCATCGCGGTTGCCGTATGCGTCGCGGTAGATGGTCACAGGCTCGCCATCGTCAACCGCATAGCCAATCACCGCGATGTGCCCAAGCGCGCCGTCGAAGCTAGTCTTTCGCCACGCCTCGTCCGCTGCTGACTCCCGGTTTTCATCAAGCCATTGCTGGATGCTTTCGGGCTTCTTGAATTGCGCGGGGGCGGTAATGGATTGCTCAATCTGCTGTTTGATTTCCGCCTGCTGGCCGGGGATTGTTTCAATATCAAGATAAATATTCATGCTTGCCTCAAATAAGAAGGGCGCTATATGAGCGCCCAAAAAGGTCAATCAAACGGAATACTGTCCCAGTCATCAGGAGGGCCGGAGCTGTTCGGCTGATGACTGGCTGATGACTGACTTCCTTTCGGTCGCCGGTCAATTTCCGGCTTTTTCATAACCTGCTGAACCATCTTCTCCAGCTTGGCCGGCGCGTGGCACTTGGGGTCTAGGATTTCCGAGGCGGTCTTTTCAGACTCGGCACTGAACGGCGCAAAGATCGTCGGGCGCGCCTGGCCGGTCGTGCTGTTCTTTTCGATTTCCATCTGTAGCAGTAGGCCGATTTGCTTGCCCATGAACTCCGGGAAGCCGGGGGCGCTAGCCTTCACGCGCTGCCCTGCATCCTTGTCCCACTTCTCAAACTGGATCACCTGCGGACTATCAACTTTTCTCAGCTGCATGCAGGCCATGATGGCGTTAAGCAGGGCATAGCCGCCGTCATTCTTGGTGCCGTGCTGATAGCTCAGGTTGATATAAAACTGAGCATCAGCGCCTTCGTTAGTCTTGAAGGTGAAGCCGATCCCGGTTGATCCGGTAGCCTGCTTCTCCATGTACTCGGCGCGAGTAAAGGCGCCAATGTATTTGCCGGCATCGTCGATGAATGCTGACTTGTTGTCAGCGGATCGCGCTGCGTTGGTGTCGAGCTGAAACATGGGGTGTTCTCCTTGGGTTATGCGGCGACCAGGTCGTAGTAACTGCAAATCGCAGAATCTACGGCGGCCAGGTCGTTTTCGATCAGCTCATCATCGAACATGCCCATCGGCGCTTTCGTGGTGTCTGATCCATTGTTTCGGGTGCTGAATAGGTGGCTGCGGTCTTGCACTACCGCGCGCAGAACGATTGTCACCATGCCTTCAAGGGTGATTTTGTCGTCCAGCATCTTGCCGATGGTTTTCATCTTGATCTGGCCGGCGTCTGTTTCTTCCGTGTGGCTCAGGATGTACACCCGCACGTCATCAGGCAGCTTGAGTAGCGCGTCGAACACGTCCCACGTGTGCCGGCCAATGTCGCTGAACTTCTCAAAGCCCTTTTCCTCGCTGCGGCGCATGAACTCGTTCGCCAGCATGTATTGGAAGTCATCGATCACGATCACCTTGCGCTTGGTCTTGCGCGCCGCGCCGATGATCTTGCTGTAGTCATCAGTCACAAGAATGTTCCACGCCTTCGAGCCCTTGAACGGGAGCGGCTTCTTGATGATCTGGATCAGGGCGCAATCTTCCGGGGCCAGGTTGCGCAGCGACGTACTTTTGCCGCTGCCGGACTTGCCCAATATCAGGGTTACGGTTGCCATATATCCTCCTATCGGGGCTGGTTGTCCCACTGCTGCTCGATGCGGCGCTGTGCTTCTTCGTACTTCGTGCGCTGGTCACCATGGAAGCGGGCGGCGTTGAACTCGCCGACCCTCGCCCAATCAAGCAGCGCAGCAGTGGCCGGGCATTCCGGCGCTGTATTGGCCTGCATGGCTTCACCTAGTAATGAATTGTCACGGCTGGAATTTGGCGCTTAGCGATCAGCGTCACGGCCTGCTTGGCGCATTCTTCCGGCATACCGCCTGCAATGAATGCGGCCAGTGCTGCGTTGTTAATGGCCTTCTTGTGCGCGGTGTCTGCTTCGCGGGCCTTGGCCTGGCGCACCAACTCAGCAGCGGCGTCTGCGTGGCGCTGGCGTTCTGCCGCTTCCGCCTGATCGGCCTGGGCCTTGGCGTTGCGCTCTGCCTGCTCGGCGCGCTGCTCAGCTTCGACTTTCTGACGCCCTGCTTGCGCGGCCTGTAGCTTCAGCTCAAGTTCGCGGTGTTCGGCTGCTGCCTTGGCGTCGGCTTCCCGCTGGGCCGCCGCGTCACGTTCGGCCTGTGCGCGCTGATCGGCTTCGCGCTTGGCGTTGTCCGCTGCATCCTGAGCAATGCGCGCCTCGCGGTCTTTCTGCTCCTGCTCGGCTTGCTTGCGGCGCAGCTCGACCAGTTCAGCGGCTTCGGCTTCGGCTTTCTCGCGGGTGACCAGCGCGGCCCGCAAGTCGTTCAGCGTCTTATCCTTTGCGCGGGCAGCCTCAGCTTCAAACTCTTCAAGGTGCTCGCCAATCGCTACCGCCTGAATTGCGTCGATCACTGAGCGCAGCAACTCGGCAGTTAGGTAGCTGCCTTCGCGATTACGCATAAGCAGGAAGTCGAGCACCGCTTGATGGCGACCAACTCGCGCATCCTCTGCGGCCTGCCAGTCGTCCAGAGGCTTGCGCACTTCGTCCTTCCAAGCGTCCAGCGTATCGCGCACCCGCTTGCGCTCGGCGTCGATCTTCTTAGGTATCTCCTTGAGGTCAGCGACCAGCTCCTTACCTACGTTGTCTAGCGCCGTCTTGGAGCGGGCAACGCGGTGAGCGATGCTGGCGATTGCCTCGCGGCCTTTGCGGGTGGTTACGTCAGGGATAAAGGCGTCTATCTCTGCGCGGATTTGGTCTAGATACGGGTCAAGCCCGTTGACCGCCCGGAACACTTGCAGGGCCGTTTCTTTCGTCGGCACAAGTGCAATTTCATTTGCTGCGGTCATTGCTGTTCTCCCTGCGCTGAGCGCTTGGGTGGTTCGTCGTCGGCGGAGGCGAGGGCGGAGGCGAGGCGGTGAAAATGCTCACTACGAGCATGGGTATGGCAAAGCCGCGTCGGATAGCGAGGCGCATTTGCCGCTGGCGTGCGGTGCTCATGCCTGCACCTCACAGCGCCACATGCCGTTAATGCGCATCGGTGAGCGCGTCATTCGGGCAAAAGAAAGCCCTGACATTTGCAGGGCTTGGCAGAGTTGCGAGAAAGTTGGCCGCTCAATCTTCATGGCTGCTTCTCCTGCATGGCGGCGTCGATGGCGGCGTCCACGTGGCTGGGCAAGCCGACATGGTTCCATGTGTCGCCAGTGCTCAATTTAATTCCATGCAGCCCGCGCGACTCGCCGTATAGGTGGAACCAATTACCGCGAAGCCACCGATACCGCTCCGCGTCACGCTTAAGCTCTGCGCGCTCGACTACTAGAGCGCGGAACGCCCTGTTGTGGCTCCTGTCCTCAGATGCGCAAGGCTCAAGCTCCGCTATCAGCTCATCGGTCAATGCCGTTACTGGTGATGTGGTCATGCCGCGCTCTCCATTTCGTCGCGACGGCAATCATCATCCACCGCTTGCTTGCTTATTCGGTCCGCTTCGCAGGCCATGAAGTCGGCGCGCCACTTGTCAATGATCTGCTCCAGCTCGAGCAGGCCAAGCGCAAGGTCAGGCGCTCTATCTATAATTATAGCCATCAGATCAGAGCACGCGCCGCGCTTGGCTGGCACCAGTAGGCCGAAGCAGATTGCTTCGATGGTGTGGGCGTCTACTTCGCCAGAAACGTGCTGGGCATAGGACTGCAAGATGCGCTCGTCCTTGTCGTCGATTGCCTCATGTATCGCTTGTTCGATTTCGCGCGTGGTTTTCATGGCTTATTCCTCGGTGCATGCCAATAAGTCAGCCTCACTGGTGCGGGCTGATTGGCTGCTTATTGGCGCGGGGGTAGGGTGGTGCGAGTTACGTTTCTCGCGTCAACCGGCAGCACGTCATGCGCTGTGGTTGACCGGTGCCTTATGCCCAGGCGGCAAACCTGCATAGCGCTAGCGTCTCTCCTGATCAGCTAGTGGCGGCCCCGGACTTGTCGGTCGGGGATTCGTTGTTTTCCCGATTGGCCCTGTCGCCAAGGCCAAGCAGTGAAAAGTTCTAACCGCACTGCATACCGGGTCATTCTCTCGGTAGGTAATCCATCGTCAGCCGTGTGCGTTCGCACCGTTGGCAGGCTTTCCTCGTTCACCTGTCTGACGCCGGTCGCCGGTAGAGGCGTGCGGGTTGTGTTGCGGCAAGCTGTTAAAGAGTGGCGTTGCAGGTTGCGCGGTGTGTTGCGCTTCCATGGGGCGAACATTACAGGCCAAGGCTTAGCATGACAACACTTATATTGGTTTATTTTTAAGGAGCCACCTGTGCATATAGTTGCGGTTGCACGCTGGGCGGGGTAGGCTTGCGAAAAGATCAGCCAGGAGTCGATTTATGAGCGAAAAAAGCAACAAAGACACGCCTATTTCTAGGGCTGTGAAAATAGCTGGAGGCCAAACAGCAATGGCCGCAGCGATAGGCTGCCGGCCACAATCGGTTTACGAGTGGGTGAAGGACGGTCGCGCACCGGTTATGCGCGTGCTGGCAATCGAGAAGCTCACGAAAATCCCACGCTATGAGCTGCGGCCTGACGCGTACCCAGTACCACGCAAGCGGAAAGCGGCTTAAATTGCAGGCAATAAAAAACCACCGGATCAGGGTGGTTTTTCTACAGCAACAACGGAGAAGCGAAATGTTAAACCAAGAACCCCATATAGGCAATACCATCACCGCGCCACTTTTCACGGTAGCGCAAAACGTAGCGCGGACAATGAGCAGCCGCGAGATTGCGGAGCTTACCGGCAAGGCTCACCCGAAAGTGACGAACGACATTGGCGTCATGCTGTTTGAGCTAAACATAGATGCGGCCGATCACCGCCGCATCTATGTCGACGCAATGAATCGCCAGCAGACCGAGTTTGTGCTTGATCGCGAGCTGACTGATTGTCTTTTGACCGGCTACAGCCCCGTCATGCGGATGGCCGTTATAAAGCGCTGGCGTGAGCTGGAAGCTCAAGTAGCAACACCCATCGCCCTGCCTTCCTACGCTGAAGCATTGCGCGGACTTGCTGACCAGATCGAAGAAACAGCCCGCGTGACGGTGGAGCGTGACGCAGCCATAGCAACCAAAGCATTAATCGGCAGCAAGCGCGAAGCCGTCGCAATGAACACCGCTAGCCAAGCAGTCAAGAAGGCTAACGGCCTAGAGCGTGAGCTAGGCCGCGCCAAGGACTACTGCACCGTTAAGCGTATGAGCATGATCCACCACGGCCAGCCATTCGACTGGCGAACCCTGCGCTCGGCTGGCAATGAAATGGGCGTCGGGTCCATTGATGTGTTTGACCAGAACTACGGCACGGTTAAGGCGTACCACTCAAGCGTATGGCGCGAGGTGTATGGCGTTGATGTTGGGGGCGCTGAGTAATGGCTGCTCTCCCTTACATGCAGTTTTTCGTCGCTGACTACCTGGCCGACACTGCGCACCTCACAACTGAGGAGCATGGCGCTTACATGCTGCTGCTTTTCTCTTACTGGCAAACAGGCAAGCCGCTGCGCAACGACCGTTTAGCGACCGTTGCCAGATTATCCAACGACCGTTGGCAATCCGTTGCAACGACTTTGCAGGAGTTCTTTCACGCCGATGAAACGCACTGGACGCACTTTCGCGTAGAGGCTGATTTGGAGGCTATTCAGTGCAGGACAAAGCAAGCATCTGAGGCTGGAAAGGCATCGGCAAGGGCTAAAGCACTTAAAAAGCAACAGGAAGCCAACGACCGTTCAACGACCGTTACAACGGACGTACCAACGGAAGCCCAACGGAATGGCAACCATATAGAGGAGAGTAGAGTAGAGGAGAGTAGAGAATCAAAAGCTGGCGCACCTTCGGCGCTTCCCGCCGCTGACGCAGCAGACACCACCGCTGCTGATCAACCTGAACCACCCCTCGAAACAAAGACCAAGGCAAATGGCACTCGCCTCCCTGCTGACTGGTTGCTGCCTGATGAGTGGGCGCAATGGGCTGCCGATGATAGGCCCGAGTTCACGACAATCGACATTGGCCGCTGTGCAGAGTCATTTGCCGACTACTGGCACTCAGCCACCCGCAACGCCACCAAGCTTGACTGGCAGGCCACCTGGCGTAACTGGTTCCGCAACCAGCGCGCACCGGTCGCCAATGTGCACGCATTCCCTGGCCTTTCCCGTCATGTAGGCCTGACCGATAACTTCGTCGTTGATGACGTGCGGGAGGATGGCACCCATGCGTTCTGATCAAATCAATTTGAGCGTCGCGCCAATGGAGGCCCGTTTCGGCATTGTCTCCAAAGAGCTGGCCACCTGCCCTAATCATGGCGAATACGCCGCGATCTACAGCAAGCGCCACGAAGGGCCAAGCGGCTGCCCTGTGT